CTCAAACTCTCTATGTAAACGGTGCTTCTGCCGCAACATCAAGTGCGGTGTTTACCAAAAAAACTGCTACTTCTGCTACTCCTATATTGGGTGATGTTGGTTCTTTTGAACTGACAGGTCAAATGGCAGAGGTAATCGTCTATTCTTCTGCACTTGGCGACGAAGAAAGGCAACAAGTAGAGACTTACCTTGCAATCAAGTATGGTATAACATCACCTCATGGAGTGCCACTCACTGCTTCGTCAAACCCATACGGCGATGCTAATCACGACCCTTCTTTAGAAAATATCAACTACACTGATAGTGATATTCAATTTATCTACAGACCGTCTCACGGACTTGATTACAAGCACAGTCAAATGTTCCGAGCGTTCTTGAACACAGGTGGTCCTCAAGCAGGCTCAAACTTCTATAGGGCAACTGCTGGCGGTAAGTATGGGTTGTTCACAAGTGATGCTCCAAGCGCAAGAACTGGCACTCCAAGTAGTCCACCCTACGCACCTGTATATTCAGTAGACCCTCTGTTACCAATACAAGCATCGAGTTCCGGACCTAAAATACAAGGTGTCGAGGTCACAGGCTACGACAAGACCGACATCCGTTCTCCTGTGACTCGTATGGTTATGAGCGAAAACACACTGGAGCATTTCCGTTCCGATGCAAGTCGTCGCTCTACAGATGACGAAGAAGGAGACTATGAAGTTCAGCCGAGATTCAGCCAAACCCTACACCCGAAAGGTAGCAAAGGGGATGCCTCTTATAATACAGGAGACCATAGTGGGGAGTGAGTATGGCACTGGGTAAGAATCTCTCAACTGGTCGCCTCGACGCAGACCAAAACTCCATTATGAAGGTGGTGCGTAAGCCACGCTTTGTCGATAACGCTGTTCGTCATGGCGAATACACCAAGACATCAGCAGGATTCACTGTCAACAAACCTACCCAAAGTGATTTCATGCCTACCGCTGAGAAGCGATACCGACTCATCGAAGAAGAGGACACTATCCGTTTGCTTCATAACCCGACTGACGGTATGAGATACGAAGGTGCACTGTTTGTCGTTGACGATAAAGTCAGCACAGCGAGCCCTCTACCAGCACTGGTGATAGGGGCTGACAACAACCAACAAGCCTTGGTCGTCTCGCAAATCAAAGACGCTACAAAGGGAACGAGATACCGCTTAGAGAACCTCAAAGGTCGAAGCCTCAATGAAATAGGCTTCACCGACAAAGCCATCCATTTTGCTCAAAAAGTGGGAGTGGGTTTGCGAACATCCGACTTGGCGGCTCGTGTGGCAAAAGCCAACACCAGTTCTATCAATGGTGTAAGAGCAAGGGCACCCAGTGTCACATTCTTGGCTCAAGACTTCTACGGAGTTGAGGCTTATACTGCACTGCGTCACTTGTCAAAACATGACGGCTACAGTCCAAGAACAGACAGATTCGGCAATGTCTGCTATTTTCCTCAAAACCAAATTGAAAGGGAATACTTCTTAGGCGAAAACCGTGTATTGGGTGGCTCTCTTGATGAGTCTAATGAGAACACTCCGAACAGAGTAGTAGTAAGAGGAGAATCTATCGCTTTGAACCATGACAACACTGTTCAAGTAGATGACTTTGGTCGTCAATCGAACGGCGTGAACGAGATACCGGGAGGTATACATGCTCCAACTGCGGTAACAAAAGCGAGTGCTAAGTCGATAGGGCGTAAAATGCTAAGGATGGCTAAGAACGCAACTGGTAGCCGTAAGTTGAAGGATGTAATATCAGCCAGTAGCATGCACCCCGGTGATTTGGTTTCTTATCAAACGAGGACAGATAACGAACGATATGTCTTACTCGGTAGTAACATTGATGTCAACGCAAGGACTGCTGAACTTCATGTTAATTCAGTAGATGTAACGCTTGAAGATGTGTTACAAAGGTTCCAAGAAACCGATGTAAGCGGTAACTTACAGGCTAATGAAGAAAGGAACAGACAGTTCTCTGTCGAAGAGTTCAGCACCTCTTTTGGCTTTAAGTTCAAAGTCACTTGGCAGATTTCACAGAGAGCAGACATGAACAGAGGCGTAGGTTTCAACCTCGGCTTGAGTCGGAGAAACACTATCAACGGTTCATTGAAGTTGAAAAGCACAGGGGTTCTCATCAACAACGGTTCGGGCTATGCCGCAGGCACTACTTCTTTTACAGTTGACGGGACATCGGCATCGAGCACATTCGGAACTGACAACCAAGCAGTTTATACCTCCAATGGCAATAAACTGGGTCACATACATCTCGCATCTATAGGCTCGACTACAGTCGCCATCAAATCCGCAAGTGTGCATCCTGTAGAAAACAACGAAGAGTTGTTTATACTCTCTACTGAAACTTTCCCCGAAATCCGTAATAACCACCTCAAAATTGGTTTGGTTCACAGTAATTATTCAAGAAGAAGGAGAGGATGAAATGCCATTATTAAACGAAGGAACGAGATTTTTAATTGACACGCTAAAGAGCCGAATCAACGAAGTAGTTTTTGGATTCGACGGGACGATTGCCACTCAACAAGACGGTGGTATTGGTAACCCCGCTGTAGTTGTCACTCCTACAGTGAGAGTCGTCGATGACAACTCATTGGTAGTAGAGGCTAAACTCGCTCTCGATGTAGCGTTTAATCGTCCTTTGAAAGAAGTCGTTATCCGATACAAAAATCCAAGCGATTCTACTGATACTACTGACTTTATGAGATACACCTATAACGCAATCGAGAAAGGCAGTAATAACGAGATACAGTTTTCGGCATTGATTGAGGTGACAGTATGACGAATCCAACAGCAGGGCACACGAGCGCAACGAGCATGGGTAGTAATGCTCAAGGTTTGAGAGACGGAGATGGACTTACAAGTCCAAGCCTTACGAATGTCTACGAGGCATTACACGGTAACGGCATCATGCGACTGGGTGACGGAGCAAAAGCAGACTCACTAAGAAACAGTATAGTTCCGCAAACACCCGGATTTATTGAATTAGGGAGTAGCACTGGGCAACTAAAGGTCTATGGAGGTTACTGCGTTATTGACGGAGTGCTGTATAAGTTCGCAGGAGGGCCCGGTTCAAGTGAAACATTCACTGTTGGGAATACAAGCGGCCCGAACCACAGCGGCGATTTGCCCAGCGTTCCGGGCTCTACGAGTGATGTATTCGTTGTTGTTTACCTTGTAGGTAGAAACACTCCGGAGGCTCATATCATGTATGAGATGGGGACCCCAGCGTCACCTGCCAGTGGCACTCCACTACTACCTAATCGCTTTTTGTCTACTCCAAGCGTCACAGGTAACACTGATGCTAATCACCAGCATACAGTCATAGCAGTGGTTCGATACTCGATGACAGGTGGAGCGGCCAATGTAACTGCTTCACTCAATGCTTCACCTACTATTCATGACAGAAGAACATACATCCGAACATCCCCTTTATACCTCACGCCAATGACGAAGGGCGCAATTGGCAATGTAGATACATCAAACGCTCTTACTGACTTAGATGCTTTCTTCGGCAGTCCCGAAGACGGAGACTTTAGCGGTAGCACATTCGGTGCGATATGGCAAAGTCATAGAGAAGACAAGGCAGGTGCGAAGCATGGAGTCATCTATGCTTCAACCCCTAAGAATCTCAACACTACGCCTGTAACTGACACGCATGTGCTTGGCCCTAATCGACTTGAAGTCGTTACATTAACGGGCGATGTTACTTTTACATTCGACCAAGGTAACATATGGATTGTAAATACAAATGGAGCGAACAGGAAAATAAACCCAACAGGCACATTCCCAGCGGGTCATGTTGTTGAGATATACCATAACTCCGGTGCTAATACACTACACTTCGATTCTACCAGTGGTGGGCACAGCACGAGCACCAAAATAAATGTAGAAGTATCACTCAACGACTACGGTAAGTTTGTCTATGATGGTGCCAATTGGCATAAACTGGACCTACATGCGGTGGCTACCTCATGAGCAAGTTTGTTGATGCGCTTAAAGACAAGTGCGAGAACTGTAATCGTCTCGTTTTACCGCTCACTATTGCTGGTAACTACATCAGCGGCGAGAAGGCGGTCATACATCAGTGCCCGTTCTGCAACTACTTGCGTCTACACGGTCAACTCGGCTTCAAGGGTGAACGCAAGCGTAAGGCCAAGCCTGTTGCTAAAATTACAGGCGGTCGCTTGTCTCGTTATCTACGCAAGAAGGCTGAGAAACTCAAGGTTTGAAATCGTCCCAAGGATGCCTTTGTTGTTCGTATCTATCCCACATGTCATCCCATTCTTCTTGAGTAGGGTTTATGTCCGACCAATCAAAGGTAATGAAACTAACTTCAAATGTATATTTTCTTTCCATAACTTACCGTATAGAGTTCTATACTTAGTCTTGTTCGTGAGTAAAACGGGCATAACAGGAGTCGAACCCGTATCACCGGCTTAGAAGGCCAGTATGCTATCCATTACACCATATGCCCAGTGAATATCACTCGGTTTTCTTGCCGATGATGTCATCAATGCGAAGAATGCTGATTGATACCTCGCTTGCAGACTGAATCGCTTGCTTAATCAAGCCAAGCGGCTCGTAAACCGACTGAGACAGCATAGAGCAAGCCCCGCCGTTCTCAATGTCCGGTCCACTGTCGGTATTACCCGATTTATGCTCGTTTCTAAGCGTTAAAATGGTATCGAGGGGGTCATGGCCTGCGTTTTCCGCAATAGTAGCGGGGATAGACTCCAATGCGTCAGCGAAAGCGTCGATTGCCATCTGTTCACGGCCTCCTGCCTCTGCCGCTCGTGAGCGGAGATGGAGTGCGGCGTTGAGATAGGCTGAACCGCCACCTGCTACGACCTTACCGCTGTTATGAGCGAGGCAAACGACACCGAGAGCGTCTTCAAAACCACGCTCAGTCTCATCGAGGGTCTGTTTGGTAGCACCTCTTAGGATAAGTGTAGTAACTTCGCCTTCACCCTTGACAACGACATACTTCATGTCACCTATTTGCTTGCATTCGACATCACAGGCGACTGCCTCAGTGAGGTCGTCGGGGCTGTGGCATACAGAAGTGCCGAGCAACTTGGACAGGGCAGTCATGTCGCTTTCCGGTATACGGTGAACGAGTGAAATGTTCAATCGTGCGAGTGTAGCCGCTACAACTTCATTGACGGTATCTCTTACGAAGACAACGCCACCTTCGGGTAGTAGATTCACTACAGACTGCGCCTTTTCGACCCATTGTTCACGACCCGACTGACGCTTGTATTGCTGGTATTCGTTCGCAGACGACAAACTCAGTTGGATATTGTCATCGCTTTTGCTGTCACTGAGGCCGGTGTTGAGTAAAACAGCCTTACCTGTAGGCTTGAGTGGCATTGCAGGGAGCATGAACTCCTTATGCAACACTACGCCGGAAAAGCAAGATGAGTCGTCTAAACTACCACCGGGCTGGCAAAGAACACGGATGCGTTCATACTCACCACCGGCAGTCTTGACTGCTTCGACGCATAGTTCGCTGACATGCTCGATGCTGGATTCCAACGCTTTGCCTGTAATTGATGTCTTGGCGACATTAGCGAGGTGTTCCTTCGCTTCTAAAGACAATGATTCGATGTGCTCAGTTGCCCATCTTGATGCTTTACGGTAGCCTCTACAGATGATATTGGCATGTAGTCCTTTGTTAAACAAGAGTTCACTGTTACCCAGTAGTTCTCCTGCCAGCACTACTGTGCTTGTTGTCCCATCGTAGCACATGTTCTCTTGCGTGTTTGCCGCTTCGACTACCATTTTTGCCGCAGGGTGTGTGATGTCTAATTCTTGAAGAATAGTTGCACCGTCGTTTGTTACGATGACATTACCTCCGCCATCGACCATCATTTTGTCCATACCCATAGGCCCAAGGGTCGTTTTAACTGTGTTTACTGCTCGCTTGGCCGCTCGTATGTTATGCACTACTGCCGCCGTATTACCTTCATTTTCGTTCATATCTCTCTCTCCTCACCAGTCTACTTCAAACTCTTTCACATCACCTGTATGTCGACATCTCGCTTTCACGAAGCCTTCGTTCATACCATGTTCCCATAGTTCGTATACCAGTTGAGCGTCTTTTAGGCAGTATTCTGCTACTTTGCCATGATTACCTTTGCGCCATTCAATGGGCGCATCATGGCTGTTCATGAGTTTTCCTTTGCTAAGAGTGTGAAAACACGCATCCGAAAGGGGAACTGCGTGACCTATGATGGACTTGAGTAAAGCAGAGGTGTCGAACACCTGCTCTTCGGACTTTGCCATAATGTCTCCGGCTGTCCAGCAATCTAATGCGTCTCGGATAATAGGCAGGTCAAACATTTTGAGATTATGACCGAGAACCATACCACCTTCGGACACATGCTTAGCCAAGTCTTCACCAATTGTCTTAGGGTGAAGAGGCTTGACATTAGTTCCTTCGGGTAGATATTTTGATACGCTTTCATTAGCGTAGACGACTCCTTCTTCGCCATCCCATGTGGCTACAATGGTTGGCTCAAACAAATGAGTTTGTCCAAACCCACCTATCTCGTGAGACATGTTTTTGGTTTCTATATCCAGTGCTAACATTTTCTTCATTTAATGTAAGCCTCCATCATAAACTTGCATCCGTCGCATAAGCAGACCATTTTATTCAAATGTTGACCCACTATGAAACCTCCGATGTCTTTGCCTAATTCGCTTTTACATATTACACATTCGGTATACCAAAATGAATCTTTCACGCTTTACCACCTTTCTTCTTGAAGTCATCCTTAATTCGGATAAAGACTCTCGTTCCTTCTCTTGTATCGCTGAACATCTCTGTGCCGTAAGTATTGTATTTGTCGTTGACTGATGCATGACTGCTGTAGTTTGCCAGTTTTCCGAAGTTGTTCATGACTTCTTTCTTCTTCGCCCAACCAAAACCACGAGTGTCATCGAAGTCAAACAATTCGGCTTTCTTGTAAGCGTCACGCCAAAAGTTTTGCATCTTGTTACGCTCACTGTTTCCAGCACCGATATTGACTTCGGATTCAAGCCACTGAACAAGATTGTTATACAAGTCGAATAGTATTTCTTTAGCCATGTCTATGTGGTCTCCACGAACAACCCATGTGCCTTCTATGATAGCGAAGTGATGAGCGAGTATATTCGTGTAGTTCTGTAACCCCATAATAAACGAGGAACATATGCCTTGTTTGTCGGGACTCATGGTATCTACTACGCTGTAGTATTCGTCAATCGCTGAAATTAAAGCAGGTTTGTATGATTCGTCGGGTCTAAACATTTGGCGCATAAGGCCCATGACAACAGTCTCTTGGTCGTCATCGAGCATTTCATCCCATTCAATTGGAGCAATGTCGCTCATATCTAAGACTCGTCGTTTGAGTGTTTTTTGAATGTCTTTGAAGAAGTCGGTAATATCGTCAAACGGAACATCAAACTGAACATCACTATAAACTGCCTCTGCTAATTCATGGTTGATAGCCTGTTTCATTTCAAGCGTCCAATGTCTCCAGTATGTAAGAACTCGCTGAAAAATACCCTTGTCCAATACATGCTCTTTGATACCCTTTGGAGGATAAGTAGTAATCCAAAGCGACACTTCGGATTTAATAGTGAATGTGTCTCTTGCCATGTGTTTTGTCAGTATGTTACGCCCAGTCCCTGCTGAGTTTAAGGCGGATTGTAAGAACAGAGTAGTGCTTTCGTTGTATTGACCCGTTTTGAGGACTACGCTACCTTCGTCAAAGTTCAAACCTTTACGACCTGCAAGAAGTCCCGGTCTTGTTACTTGAGGGGCATCTCTTGGGTTACCCTCAAAGTCGGGGTCGGGGACTAATGTCCCTATAAGAGCGGCATCGTTACCGCTGTTGTAATCAGCGGTGTTTAACCCGGAGCCATTAAGCACTTTTTCAATTACTTGATACGCCGCTGACTTACCTGTTCGGGTGCCTTGAATCCAAAACATGTTTACTCTTGGGTCAAGGTTACTACCGCCCACAGGTATTCTTACATACGGTATCACTGCTTGACCGAGTATGTAAAAGAATGATATTAAGCCCGGTATTTCGTTGTTCTTACTCACCTCATTGAAGTGCTCAAGGTAACCCTTGAGAATCGGGTATTTATGCACGCACTCGTAATTATCCGCTCTGTGTTCCATTGTTCTCTCTCCTCTTGTATGTCTTTTGGACTGTGATAGGCTCTTCGGAGGTTAATACCTCGATTAAGCGTTGTCTTAGTTTTGGCCCCATACCTCTTACTTGCTTGAGTGATTCGGGATATAGCATCTCTTCGACAGAGCCGCATGTTTCCAGTAGTTTTGCTACCATTTCGGGACCGAATCCGGGGATTGCAAGAAGCATGTCTGCTCTTACATCATTGGTGCTCGTTCTTGTTACGGCTTTTGCACCATGACGACTTGCAGGCTTATGCATTTTGCTGTGTAACTTAGCAATAAATAGAGCCGCTTCGTTGTAATCCTTGGCTCTGTAGATATGACAATCAAAGTCTGCTGTTAAGCGAGCGAATATACCCAGCATGAGGTCGAGGACCTTAGCATATGAAGTAGGTCGCTCTTGATTTCGGCACATAGCGACATACTTAGCAACATCACCGTGAACGACAAGAACTACTCGCTCGCAGTTCGCATCGAGGTTTTCGATTTGTCGCTGTAAGTGACCTTTGAATGTAGATTGGATGAGGTCGGATATGCTCTTGCATTCTATGTTGGCATTACCGGCTTTGTAATCACCCATACCTTGTAGGTGGGCTTTCTTAATAGTGATATTTTCACGACCTGCCGCTCGTATAACAGCGTCGTGAAGCGGACCTCTTTCGTTGCTATCAATTATCAAGTCCGGCTTCACTTGTCAACCCCCAAATTGCTAAATTATAACTGCCCGATGCATCATTGGCTTTCACTATTTCTTTTCCTACTTCGGTAAACTCACGGCTCTTGGCTAATATATTAGATAACCGCCGCATATTAGGACACCATCGAGGCCAAGTTTCATGGAGATAAGCATGTATCTGTCGTGTATTTTTATTACCCTCTTCAAGTAGTTTGACAACTCTATTGATAGTATTGATATTCCTTCTCTTCTTAGGCTTAATTTTGTCGTCGTGCGCATCGAATATATTGCTCATAATTATTCCTCCTCTATTGCGCCTGTTTTATCCCAGTATCTGCATTTACCAAGACACATTCCTTTCTTATGTAACATTGAGCATGTCTGTGGGTATTCGGTGCCTATGATAGTTCCTACTTGATACCTTGTCGTTTCTTCGTTGAAATCTGCCCATTCTAATGAGCGTATGAATCGCACTATTGTTTCAGTGTGTTCTGCTAATTTTTCTTTGTCAATCCTTTCTACAGGGATGAAGTTTCTCATCCGTTTCGATAAGTATTTGACAAGTTGAACTCTTTCGTCATGGCTCGGATTGCTACCGACTCTACATGCCGCTGAGTTGAGACAGGGTAGTATGATTACTCCCTCCATAGAGATAGTAGGTAAGTCGATGGGCTTTGAATTAGGGTTGAATACCTTACCTCTGCTCTTACCTTTTATTATCTCAAGTGCCAAGCCTTGTTCCCCATAAGGTATCATGCCTCTACTGGGGTCAAGTGCCTTTTCAGTAATGTATTCAATGCCTTTCTCAAGGTCTCCTGTGCTTAGAGGTATAGACCACAGCCCCCTCTTTGAGTTGTAAGAATTGGGTATGCGAATCATACCGCTGGTGTCGAAAGGAACGGCTGGGTCGGAGCAGTAGAGGTCCATTTTATGAATCCAGTCGCTGACAACCTTCATACCCGCTTCTTTGATGTCGGACAGGCTGTCTCCATTACTTGGTATGTATGGTTTATCTAAACCGACCCATATATGAAAGCCTCCTCCGCTATACCATACGCAGTGTGTGATGTTCTCCTGTAGAAGAAAGTCATGTAGTCGCTTCGTTTGCTCAAGCGGGGCCGAAGTATCAACTCCTCCTCCACCTTTACTACGAAAGTCCTTCGGGTCGAAGTCCATTACAAAATGTCGTATAATGGGTGTCTCTAAGTCAACTCTCCTGTTATGAGGCTGAACTGTTCCTCTGTAACCATAGACTGTCATGTAGGCGTTTGACACACCGTTCTTGCCAGTCCAGTAGCGTTCTAAGTCGTTGTTGTTTCTTACAATTTTCCTATAGCCTCTGCCTCTTTCGGGACTGAGTTCCATAACTTCTCTCGGAAAATCAAAAACAATTTGCATCTCAATCACGACGGCTATATTTACTTGCTATTTCTTCAAATACTTCGTCAATCAATTTACCATCCTGTAACAGCATAACATTAAGCGTGATATACATCGGGCCCAAAGGACCATCCTCTTCGGAAAACTCATACAGCGTAGTTTGTATCGCTATACTGTATCGCTTCTCTTTACCTAAATGAGAAAAGGTTACTTCTACTGGTCTGCCTACAATCGGAGACATTTGTCTTTCTATATATCGTGCACATTCGTGTTTATTTTCAATTTTCATTTCTGTTCCTCCTTATAATTATCAAGGTATTCTTGCGGATTATCGCTCCCCTCCCATGACGGGCAAATCGGTTTAAAGTTACAATATGCACACTTTCCTGCGCTGGCCTTGGTAGGGAAATCTTCTGTAAAGTAAGCGGTCAGTAACGCTGTTATCAATTTATCTATGCGCTTACTAAATGTAGTCCATGCGCGCCCAGTGGCTGGCTCATAAGTAATCTTATTGATACCTCTTTGTTCATAGCCCCACTTACTGTATTTGTCTATTTTAGTTGCCGCACCGGATGGGTAAACCCACCCCCAATGAGACACTTCTTGATACGGGTGATTAGCCCATTGTAGTAGTCTTTTGTAAAAGGCCATCTCTGTCCTCATCGAGTCCAGTTTGAACTTGGAGTCAGCCCACTCGTCTTGCTTGTTCTTGGACTGCACCCACTTACCTGTCTTTAACTCCATGAGTGAGAATGTGCCTTCGTCCGCTACATATCCACGGTCAATGCTCCCAGCAAAATGGATAGGAACGGCGTGGACTTCACCATTGAACTCAAACTCATGTTCGATGAATGCGTGCACCTCCAGTTCGTTAATGATAGGTAGGTAGTCTTCTTTACCTGCACCAAGTAATCTCTCTAAATCCCACTTTATACGCTGTTCTATAGAAGGCTCTTCACCGAGTGTGTATTCTTGTTCGGGTATCACACTGAGAGCCAACTCCAATGCTTCTTCTCGCTTACCTCTTTGCATAAGCGTGAGTAGTTTTTCAACTACGGGAGGGACATGGATGTAGTATTTTTCAATAGCATCGTGAACATTGTT